CAACTGCGCAGACTGTTCGCCATCCAAGTAGGTGTCCGCCAAGAATTCCTCCGCCTGCCCCTGCGAACAAAGCGAGTTCATTAAGGTTTTGCTGATTAGCCATGACATTAAAAAATCTCTTTTTCGTCATACCATTGCGCAACAGTTTTGACTTTTAATTCTGGTAAATCAGAAAAACTGCGCTTTTTTCTAGGCGGGTCATTACACCATTGATGGTAAGAACATTTTTGTTTTTCGCCATCCAATCGGACAGCCCAAAGGTTTCTACATCCATCAACAGAACACCAAGGATCGTGTTCTTTTTCGTCTTTTTCTTTAGGGGCTGGTTTAGCAAATGTCATTTTGAATATTTCCCATCAATAATTTTTGCGAAATTAGTAGCGTTAACAATCCATTCAAGGTCAGGATGCCATGTTCTGTCCTTAGTTTTAAAACCTTGCGCCAAAGTCGAATCGTTGGCAATGTAACCAAAAAATGAATCCCACCAGGCTAATCCTTCGTCAAGGGTTTTGTAGCCTTTAGGCGAATAGTTTGATGGCTTTGCAGCCTGTCTCCAACGTTGTCTAAGACTTGTCTGGCGTGAACCTTCCCAAACTCTTGGCTGGGTTAAATGCGGCAAATGTTTTTTGTACAACAATAAAATTTCTTGATGCGGGCAAGTTGGCAGACTTTCTGCCGACAAAGATGCGTAAGCATCTAAATCTTTATCTTGTGTAATGTGTTTTGTGTCTTGTGTTATGTGTCTTGTGTTATGTGTAGCATTGCTTTCGGATTGCGTTGGCAATGCGTTCGCATCAGAATCCTTATTCCATCTGGCTTTGGCACTAGCGCTTGCTTTGGCAGACTTCTCTCCAGTCTTAGCAATTTCACGATTAGCACGAATTGATGACCAACCTTTGGGCGTTAACGCAAAGAACTCTTGCAATACGATTGCAATGCTTTCGGTATGCGAACGCATCCTGATTTGTCTAGCAATTTCAGGTATATCGTCAGGGATTGGGGATTCGTGAAGATAGTACCAATCAAGCAAACGCCTGTAAGCCAAATCTTCCATCTCAGATAGATGTGCGGTGTGACTTTGATAGTCACCAATATTGAACTGGTAATAGTGCATTTTTTTCCACTTAAAAACCACTTGAAAGAAACTGCGGCAGGGGAGAAGTGGTAACCCTTTTCAAAACGGGGATCAATCCGTTTCTAGCCGTGTTTCAAATTATTTTACTACAAAAACCATTCAGGTTTAAGCACCATCAATTGATAGAGCCGACCAGTTGGCACTTTTTTCCATTGAGACACAGCCGCTTGGCTAATGCCTAACAGTTTGGCAAGCTCACATTGTGAGCCAGCTAGTGCAATAAACTTATTTTTGTCCATGCCAAATTATATATTAGCTAGCTAATAACCCCACAGTTGACTTGGATATATAAGGTGCGTTATAGTCTACCCATGCCCTGAACTTCTCGGGGTCTTTTAAGGAAACCAAATGATTGACTACAAACTCCACTACCACTTTGAAGAATTCGTCAGCTATGACGATGGCACAACGCTTGAAAAAGTCATTGTCGGCTATGACTACTACCCCGCAGAAATCAATATGCCGCATGACCACAACTTTAAAGAAATCTACGATGTTTTTGTGTATGACCTAAAAGGCAATGACATTTCTTGCGATCTGCCTTTATCAGAATTTGAACACATCATGTCTGAAACCAAGATTCACCACGCTCGTATGTTGAAAGAACAAAATGAAATCTAAGATTATTCAAACACTCATCGAATGCACTCTGGCAATCATCATTTTTGGCGGTTGGGGCGTAATGCTGGCTTGGAGAGGCTAATGACAAAAGATGAAATTATGGAGATGGCAAAACAAACTGGCGTACTTGCTGGTTATGAGGGAGAACCTTCATTATTGGTTATTTTTGCAAAAGGATTAATGGACATTGAACGTGATGCGTGTGCAAAGATTTGCGATGAATTTTGCTACGGCAGTACAAAAATCCTTGTTGAAAAAGCCATCCGAGCAAGGGGGCAAGCATGATTGACTTACTAAAAAACTACTGGCGTTTGCCATCAGCCAAAGAAATGGCTGCCAATGAACTTGAATCAGCCCAACGCAAGCTATTAGAGGCTCTTAGCGCTCAAGAATATGCCAGGCGCATGGCTGACTATCACGCAGACAGAATCAAACGCCTAACGGCTTATTTAAAGGATGAAGCATGACAGTCGCAAATTTATTGACTCTTAACGTCAACGACCACACTGAGAAAAAAGCCAACTTGACTTACTTGTCATGGGCATGGGCATGGGCAGAAGCACTTAAAGCCGACCCTAAAGCCACGTTCAAGGTAGAAATGTTTGGCGACAAGTGTTACATGGACATTAACGGCACAGCAATGGTCTGGGTCACAGTCACCATGTTTGATAAGCCAATGACTTGCCAGTTGCCCGTCATGGATCACCGCAACAAGGCTATCCAAAGCCCTGATGCTTTTCAAGTTAACACCGCCATCATGCGCTGCATGACTAAAGCACTTAGCTTGCATGGTTTAGGTTTATACATCTACGCTGGCGAGGATTTACCAGACGGTGCAGAACCTGAGTCAAGCATTGATCCAAACACCATGACAGATTTGTTTTTGGCCATTCACAACGCCACAACACAAGATGAACTCAAACTTGCATACAAAGTAGCGTATGCAGCTTGTGATGGTGACAAGGCCTGGCAGATGAAAGTCATTGCTGCCAAAGACGAAGCAAAAGCGAAACTGTAATGTGGCGCAAACGAGAAATAGGAAACATGATGATTGAACTAATGGAACAAGGCACAGACGAATGGTTTGCCATTCGCATAGGCAAGGTCACAGCATCGCGTGTGGCCGACGTAATCGCCAAGACTAAATCAGGCTACTCAGCCAGTCGTGACAATTACATGGCTCAGTTGGTGTGCGAACGCTTGACAGGGCAAAAGGGCGAAAGTTTTACCAACGCTGCTATGCAACACGGCACAGAAACAGAACCGCTTGCCCGAGCCGCGTATGAGGCGCTCAAAGACGTTTTAGTCGATGAAGTGGGGTTTGTACCTCACCCAACAATTAAAATGGCTGGTGCGTCCCCTGACGGGCTTGTGGGCGATGATGGGCTGATAGAGATTAAATGCCCCAACACCGCCACGCACATTGAGACTTTATTGTCTGAAAGTGTGCCGACAAAATACTACACCCAGATGCAATTTCAGCTTGCGTGTACGGGTCGTGAATGGTGTGACTTTGTGTCGTTTGACAATCGTCTGCCAGAGGAACTTCAATTGTTTGTTAAACGTGTCCCTCGGGACGAAATGTATATCAAACTAATGGAAGCTGAGATCGTCCAATTTATTGCTGAACTGGATGACAAAATCAACAAACTTATGAAAGTCAAGAATGTCTAAACTTTACGAAATCACCGTTGTGTCAGGTAAATACACCAACAAAGACGGTCAAGAGAAATCACGTTACCAAAACATTGGATCGGTTATTGAGACTAAGAACGGCCCGATGTTGAAGTTAGACAGTATTCCTTTGCCTGATGGCGGCTGGAACGGTTGGGCTTATTTGAATACGCCAAAGACCAAAGAAGAATACAAGGGTTTGCCCAAGGATGAGGAAGACATCCCTTTCTGATTAACGGGGGGAAAGCTGTGCAAAGTTTTTTCCGAAAGCTAGCGAAAGAGCAGTTAGTACCCCCACCACTTTAGGAAACATCATGGACTATAGAGAAGCATTTAAGAAAATTTTTGCCACGCCAGAATTCCCAAGAGTTCGGGCAAATGATCCCCTTACCTCATTTGAGGCGGCAGAATCCATCAAGGAAGTTGTTGGCCAACATCACCAGCTTATTTTGGATTGTCTCCAAAGATATGGCGCATTGGGCAAGGATGGCATTGCTGCATTTACAAACTTAGATGGCAACCAAGTTGCCAGGCGTTTAAACGAAATGAAAGTGCTTGGGCTTATTCAGCTTACAGGCAATACAGTTAAATCAAACTCAGGAAGAAGCGAAAGAGAATGGGAATGCACGAAATGAAATTTGGGATTCACAGCCCTGTACATAAATACAAATGTTGTAATTCTTGCGATAAAAGTAAACCGCCAGAGGGCGGGATTGACATGGGGCATAAGTGGATTTGTCAAGCCTGTTGGATAGCTAAAAACACAGGCAGAAAGACACCTAGCTGACATAAATCCCACTTAGGATTTAACTGCAACAATTGGTTGCTCAAGGAGAAAATCATGAAATTTGAAATGGAATTCGGATGGACTGGCAATGAGAAAATTACAGTTGAAACCTATGACTTCAATAAAATCAAAGCTGTTCAGGCGTTTATTGAACACTGCGAAACTTTCGGCTGGGATGAAAACATTGAGGATTTTGACGACCTTGAAGATGATGAAGAAGACACTGAAGACGAAGAATTAGTCGATCCCGAATAATTACTTTGCTAACAGATATAACCCCACATTGCTAAAGCTGTACCCAGCGTACACGATAGCCATGTAGGGGTTTTCTTTTATAAGCTGTTCACCAGCAATATAGGCATAAATTGCCCCTGTGAGAATGATTAGCCAAGCACTCATAGCTCAGAAACGTCTATTACGCTACCCCTGAACTCGATCAACCCCTCATCAAACCGATGAACCAGCTCTGGCCAAAGCAATTGACCATTGAAAAATGTCAGCACCGCGAAACCACTTCGGTGATTGCTTGGATTTAATTCAGCATAAGTAAACTGTGGGCCATCAATCTCGGCTAATGTTCCGCAATCGACCCCAAAACGATTTCCTCGAAGGTCTTGGAATGGGGTCACCTTGAGGGCATGAAGGTGTCCACAGACAGTACTGACCCCCGCATTCAAGGTTGACGTGTGAGTGGCGTGAATTCCATTCTTATATCGGTGCTTGATAATCACATCTTTAGTAGGCCATACCGCCCAACAAAACTCCCAATCTAAGAAGTGGTCTGTTAACTTAAAACCTAATACCTCTTTAAACTGTGGTGCGTGTTGCGCTAATCTATTGCCAAACCTAACGTCATGATTTCCCCATGTCCACAGTAGCTTTACATTGTGCCTAACTGCTTTGGCTACTTCCTCAATCTCACCCAACGCACCCTGACAAGCCTTTAACTCTTGGATAACAGAAGTCTGTGGTTGGTCAGTTACATCGTGGCGTGATATAGACGCACCATCAAAGGCGTCTCCATTGCAGATGACAACCTGGGGCCTGAATTCTTGAATGGCCCATAGAAGCCCTTTAAAGGCC